GTGGGATACAATAATTTAATTGATGACCATCGGCACTCTGCGAACTCTTTCTAAGTCTATCATTATTATAAAGGATAAAACGAAGATGAGCTCGAACAGGATTAAGTGCACCCGTCACCACTTCATTATGAAGACAGTGAATAGGTTTCTGTTTAATCTCAGAACGACAAACTTTACTTTGTCCAAGCAGCATACCAACATTAAAAAAAGGTATCTGTTTCACGGTTTTCCCAGTCACAGAAAAGAGTTCACTATTAACAGTGCAATATCTCTCGTGTAGGAAATTTTTTCCCGGAGACGGCGTAAGACCAGTCTCAGGTAGCAGTTTCAACCACTCACCATATTTTTCAGGTGTAGTGCGGAATAAAATATCATCTCCGTTAACCATAACGTTAAGTTTCCTAAAGTCCTCGACTTCAGGTTCAACTGCTTCCCAGTAACAAACTAAGTTAATAAAACAAAGAAAGGGGAAACTGAGGACCGATCCCATTAACTGTCCATTCTTTTGAAGGACAGGATCAAGATCCTCACCGTAGCCTGTAGGGTAATGTACTTCATGTTCATAAAGTACATCACGAAGCACTTTTACGTGCTTAGGTTCTATTACACAAAAATGTAATAAACGGTTAATTATACGCTCAAAGAACAACTTAGTAAGTTGTATCTTGACATTATCAGTAGCTGCACTAAAATCACCAGAGGCAAAAACACCACTGGGCGATCGGGCGACAAGTCGCTCGATATGACTGACATGTAGAGGTTCACCAATAAGACGAAACTGAAAAAACTGTTTCATCTGTGAGTGAATATCCAATTGCAAACCTTTTGCAATAGCGTATTGGTAAGCATTACTCTTCGTAATGTTTCTTACCTTGAGGGGTTCACAGATAGGATAAACCATTGCTTTACAGCAATCTGTGACAGGGCAATCATCTAAAAGAGTTCTGAGACGCATCGTCGCAAAACCTCTACGTTCACTAGTACCAGAACGTGGATGATAATCCATTAAAAGCAATTCATCATTCGAAGTATGTCCATTCTTGACATGTTCCGTAGAAAGATAAGCTTTTGCTCCCCCCCCAACCGTTGTAACTTCCCAACAAGCGGACGTCGAATACTCATTAACAGTATCCAACCGTGGGAATGAAAACTTTTCAATTATAGAATCAAACTTTTTAGAGAATGATTGAAGTAATTCATCCCGTACCGGTTCACCTACTTTACCCATAGTGGCTCTATGCTTCTTTAATGAAGACATAATAAAGAGGTCCGGTACAACCTGTGCGGCTCGCTTACAATTAGCGATTGACCAAAACAGATGCTGGTTCTTGTCTCGACCTGACAACATTCGATTACGAAGGTATCTACGTAATGAACCAGAGAAAAGGAGTGGAAGACCACCCGTCCAAGACGATGGTGGCTTTGGTAGCTCAGTGAGACCCTTATAGGTCCCTGCACCTTGAGCTAAACTCCGAGCATGCATATAAGTAAAAGAGTACTTTACTAGGTCGATAAACGATGTATAATCAACACAATTAATCAACGTATGCATGCAGGAAACAATGGCATGGAGATCAAACTTCTCAAAAAAACGAAGTTCATGATCTGCCAAAATCTCGATTAGGCCAATCGAGATCTGGAGGGCACTGCCCAACCAAGGTTTCCTCAATATCTCACAATCGTCTATAACTAAATTGTGAGATAGTAAACCGTATTGCACATAATACGGGGCCGTATCCGCGCGAAGCAGTATGCCTGGTAAAGTTATCTCCAAAATTCTTTTGGAACAACGATACTGTGCTACACTATCACAGTGTAACATTACTGCTTCACGGTCATCATTACGATGACTCAAAGCGCGCGACAACAGATAAAGCGTCCTTAGGACGTCCGTATTAAAACCCCTCTCGGTAGCGGGTTTAATACAGTTGCTATTAT